AGGAAATCAACATCATCGAGATAAGCTGACGGGTTATCTTCATTCTTATCAGGTGGTGTAATCTTACGACCATATCGTTTCATGAAGTCTCTAAAAGTGAGGAAATTAATCTCACATCCTTCTCGCACACTACCGTCGAAATCATCGCCATAGGTTATATTAGCAACATCATCTCTATAAGATTCTCTCTCAGGATATTTTTCGAAGTAGTGCATTCTACTATACAAGCTGTTGTTGTTACCATTAACTTGCACAGTGAGTGAATTGCCTGAAGGGTTAATGCTCGTCAATTCCAGAAGTGTTCCATTCCAATCAACAATAGGATGGGTTAAATCCGCAACCATGGCTTTCATAATTCGGATATCCTCTGGCGTGTAACCCCCATGCTCCACTGAAGCCTCAGCTAATTTGATGTAGTTGCGATACGTCTCATGTGTAATCTGAGATGTTGTCTTAACATCATATTTACTGTAATCCCATGCAATTGTTCGTTCTTTACCATATTTTTCGGCGTATGACATTAAGTCATCCCACTGACGACTAAATGCATTAACACCTACGGCACATTCCGATTCAATGGGGTATTGCCCTTGAAAGCGTACAAATGCTAAAAAGAACATACGGACGGCAATAGTGAAAGCCACGGGTCCACATTGGAACACTCTGACTTTAGAGGATCCTTCTTCAGTTGGGGTGTCTTTCAAAACACTCCTGAAGACAGGATAAGCACGATAACCATTTTGCCAACATTCCATCATTCTAACTAATTCATCTAATATGCACTGGTGAGGTATCCTATCAATAAGGATTCCTTTATCATCATACACATCAGTGAAATAGTTTTCCTTCCTACCCATTATTGGAAAGCCCATACTTGTGGTCATCACAATTGCATCAAGAAATCTTTTCCTAGGAATTCCTAAGATAGCTTCTTTGAGCGTAAGCCTTCTGAAAACATCCCTCTTTGTATATGAGGGAACTAAGGGTAAGAGTGGTTTCAACCAATCTTCGGAGGCTCGACGGAGGAGTTTTGGAGGGTAATGGTGTTCAGGCTGCGCTAAATGTTCTAAATTTTCATTAAAAGGACGCCAATTAGGTAACATTTGTGGCGGTCCGTAGCGCTTACGCACGTCAAAAATTTGTGTAACGTGCGGCTCAAGTATGGAGGGTTGAACCTCAGATTTCGCTTGAGCTCGAACTGCAACTGAGCCAAGTATCTCAAAAGGTGCAGTTACACCG